AGAAGATTTAAATAATCGTTTTGAAGAATTAACTATTTTATTTAAAATTATTGAAGACCATAAAGTAAATAAGAAATGTAAAACATGTACATCAAATAAAATAGTTGAATACAAAGAAAATTTAGAAGAAAAAATGGAAGATATTAAAAAGCAAATTGAAGAATGTAAGACTAAAAAAGAAGAAATTGAAAAGGCGCTCAAGAATTTTAATATTACATTAGATAAAGATGAAATAGTTGGTTATTCTGAATTACTCAAAGAAATGAAAATGAACGAAGAACAAATAATGTTCTATTCCAAATATGAAAAAATCCAAGAAGAATATGAAATTAATAAAACAATTCTACGTAACAATAATCCTGAAAAATTCGATGAGAAGGAAAAGAATATTATGTTACAAATTGAAATTATTAATAAAGACATTCAAACATATGCGAAAAGACGGGAAATTGTTGAAAAAAATAAAATAATTAAGAAAGAGTTAAAAGAGAAAACAGATGAATTAGAAGAGATGAAAGAAACGGAATTGGATGGATATGAAGAATATAATGAATTGCAAGAAGAGCAAATAAAACGTCAAAATATTTTATCCAAAGTAATAATTGAACTTCGTGATATGGAAACAGAATATCATAAATTACAAAAAGAATATGAAAGTAATAAAGATTTATATACAAAGAATGAGCAATATCAAAAAGTAAATGATAATAAAAAAGAAATAGATGATGCATACAATGAGATTAATGATAAGAATGAAAAAGTGATTCAAGAAATTGGGGAAGAAAATAATATTATTAGTTCATTAAATGCCGAAATAAAAATTATTGAAGAATATAAAGATGAAGTTGATGAATTAATTGAAAAGAACAATATATTAATACAAATCATTGATATAATTAAAAATGGATTTGTTGATCAATTATTAAGTCAAAAAATAATTCCGAATTTATCTAATACGATTAATAAAATTCTTAAATCCTACGTTAATTTTAAAATAGCAATGAAAGTCGATGGAGATAAAATACATGTTTACAGAAATGACAATGATTTAATGAGCAATGCATTAAAATTAAGTGGATATGAAACAATCATGGCAAATATTGGTTTCCGGTTAGCATTTGGAGAAGTCAGTAAATTAATACAAACTAATTTTTTTATCATTGATGAAGCATTTGCATTTTGTGACGAAATATCAATTATGAAAATAAATAAATTATTTGATTACATGAGGAAGTGTTATGATTTTGTGATGGTAATTAGTCATAATGAAAAACTTAAAACATTTGCTGATATGGATATTGTAATAGAAAGTAATGATGGATACAGTTTAATAAAAAAATGAAATTTGTAATATCTAAATCAATTAAATATATTTATTTATAAAAAGTCATTTTTAAAATGAATCATTACATATTAAATAATATCGAATACAACTTTGATATTATACATAATGAATTGGTTATTGAAATACATGATGTACAAACAAAAATGAAATATAAAAGAATTATTAGAAATTCTGATTGTATTTTTACAAATCATAAAATAATAAATAATATTGTTAAGCTTGAAAAAATACTAAATGATGGAATACAAAATAGAAATACAATAAAACTAGATTTTGAAATCAAAGAAACATGTTATGTAATAAATATTGATATTATAACAATAAAGTATGAATCGGAACAAATGCAAATTAATATTAATTGTATTGATATTAATGAAATAAATAAACAACAATATAATAAAATAGATAAAACAAAGACAATAAAAATTACAAAAATAACTAAAATTTCCGAAGAAATTGGAAAAAATGATTTCAAGTTTAGTAAAATAATATATGGAAAAATTAATAAAAAGAAAATAATTAATACAAGTTACAGAGACATTTTATATGATATTTTAAGTATTATTGATAAAAAATACATATTTACAGAAGCAAAATATTTTAATGTAGATGAAAATAAAAGAAATGATAAAGGTTATAAATATAAAAATGATTTGGGATTTTCAATACAATGTTCGGATGCAACAAGAGTATTAAAAGGTATAATACATATGAGTATTATGAATAAGATACATATTCAAATAAAAATCAAATTAAGTAATGATAAAATTATCAGAATAATAAATTGAATGTAGTATATTTAATTTTTTTATTTATAATATGTTAAAAAGTGTAATAAAAAAAATGAAATTTTATTGGATAATATATGTATTTTTTTAATATATATAAATGGGCAATATTTTACCAACTAGATTTTATTATGAAGAAATAAAAGATAAAGAGCAAATAGAAGAAGAACCTGAAAGAAATGAGATGGTGATAGAATATTTGAAAAATGTTGTAACAGACATGGATGAAGATAAAGAAAAAATGCTCAAAGACTTATTAGCATTATTTTGAAAATATATAAAAAATACAAGATTATTTTATTTATAAATGTTAAAGAGACACGTTCTTCTAGAAAAAATTCACGAACATATAACTCATGTGATTGATAATAACGAACCACTACTTCGTTTTGATATGATAAAAACCAGTGATTTAGATAATGCTTGTATGAGATTCATATTTGACATCAAATCTGTTTATGATGAATATGTCAAACATGTAAGAACTTTTTATTTTATGAAACCAAAAGCCAGAAAAGATAGATGCTGGAAACGAGTATGTTCGAAAATCAATGAACTGTATGATTATTATTATGTTAATCCAACTAATGGTGAAAGAATCGTTACAGAATTACTAAACATTTTAGACAGATTTTAACAACACAATATAAAAATATTATTATATTATTATATATTAAATGGATACTAAAAAAGGATATATGAAACCCATAATTAATCAAACACACCATAATCCAACAAATGAATTGACGCTACATTATGAGATATTATTTTCGGAAAATATGAAATTACGCGAACGTATCAACGAACTAACTGGAGAAAATAATGTTCTAAGACAAATCGTTAAAAACAAGGATCTAACAATTGAAGAATTACAAAAAGAAAATGAAAAAATGAGGACAAAAATACAAGAATTGGAAAATGAAGTAAAAGAAGTTAAATGGGAAATGATAAATTTGGAAAATAAATTTACAGAACAACAGAAAGAAATCGAAATATTAAAAAAAGATAATGAATATCTAAAAAAAGACAGCGAATATCTTAAAAAAGATAATGAACATTTGAAAAAAGATAATAAATCATTAAACAAAAGATTGGATAGATTAGTTAAGCAAAAGATGATAAAAACATTTTTAATTGTTTTACAAGATATTAATAATTGTTTGAGGATTGAAAACAAATCAGAACAACCATATATTAAGACTAAATTAAACATCACCTATATTGACGAGAAGAACGATAATGCAGGATTACAAGAATTCAAATGTAAATATTTATTGGAAAAACTTGATGAATTGATGACAGTGAAAGATGATATAAATCAACGTACTGATTGTGATAATTTTGTTGATGAATTGATTGATTTCATAAAAACCAAAGTTACAATTGAATACAAACCGACAAAACGAGAGATTCGGGAAATTGAATTCTGGTGGGATGATAATTTATAAAAAATGAAATTTCAAATATCTATTTTATTTTTTAGTAACTTAAATAAAATGACAATGAAAGCATTAGTAGAAATAAGTGGAGGTTTAGATTCATCGTATGTTGCATATTTACTAAAACAACAAGGATATGAGGTTACGGGAATACATTTCTATCACGAAATGGAGAAGGAAGATCATAATGCTAAGATTGAGGAAATAGCGAAATTCTTGAATATTATTTTAATGTTCAAGAATGTTAAAGATGAATTTAAACAATTAATTCAATCAATTGACATAGAAATGTGCCACCAAAAAACACCTAATATATGCGTGATGTGTGCGAAGACAATTAAATTTGGACACTTAGTCGATTATGCAAATGAAAATGGATATGATTATATTGCATCTGGGCACTATGTTAAAATCATAAGAGAAAAAGATGATATACATATAGCCAAAGCTGATGATAGAACTAGAGATCAATCATATGGATTTTCTGTTATACCTAAAAAAAGATTAATGAAAGTAATCACACCATTAGGCAATTACATCAAAACTGACATTAGAAAAATGGCAGATGAAATTGGATTACCATATTTACAGAAAGAATCGAGAGGATTGTGTTTTGTCAAAAAAACATTTAAAGATTTTTATGAAGAATATCAACCCAATTTAATTTCTGGTAATTTTATTTGGAAGGATAAGAAATCTCCACATCAAGGACAACAAACATACAATATCGGGCAAAAAATTTACTTCGAGAAAGAAAATTTGGTAGTTGGGAAGAAAGAAGCTAATGGAGATATTTTACTGATTAAAAAGAATGAGGTTTGGAAAAATAGAATGATGATAAGTGATATAAATTATCATACTGAAAAAGAAAACATTAATCTACATAAAATGTATCAAGTAAAAATCAATTACAATGGAAAATATACAGATTGTTATATAACAATTATTGATGATAAAATAGAAATCACAACAGAAGAACCTGTCTATGCACCAGTTCCACAACAAATAGGAACAATCTATGATGATGATGTAATTGTTCTCGGAGGCTACTTAGAATAATTTTTGTTTAAATTTTATTTAAAATCTCATTAAACAGTATGGAAAATTATTATATAATACACAGTGTATTCAAAATAAAAAATTTAATTAAAATATTAGAAGATGGTGAAATAAGAATAGGAAAGAATTTAGATAAAAAATACTTATCAATGAGTAATCCAAAAGAGCCATTGAATTATATTTTCAGTAATATTTATTTCGAGAAATTAAAAAATTTAGAGTATTTCTGGCAATCAAGTATTGTATTAGATCCTAAAATTATAATAGAGAAAGGATGCATATTTAAAAAATCTTGGTCTGGAGATATTATTCATAAAGACGATATTAAAATTAAAAAGAATGACAATAAATTAAAAGAAAAAATAAAGAAGATATACTATTACATCAAAAAACCAAAAGATATTCCAGCTATTGTAAAAATGAATCCATACATGACACACGAGATATTGTTTAATGATAAAATATCGATTAAAAAATACGCTATTATGATAACATGTAATTTTTGTGATGATAAAACTTATAAAAAGTTGGAAAAAATAATAGAAAAAAAGAAATATAATGTTGTCTTAAAGAAAGGAAATTCTCCAATGCCGACATATAAACAAATAATAGAACGTAAAATTAACATGGAATGAAAAATAATCATTAGAATTTATCATTTTTTTAATTATAAGTAAAATATATAGTTATAATGAGGAATGATAAAAGAGAATATGATTTTTATTTTACACATAATAGTTTCTTTACAAAAAATATGGTTCAAGCGTTAAAAGATGGATATATACGTTTAGGAAAAGATTTGCCGAAAAAATATCGTGTATTAGGTGGTTATGAACCTTTAGAAGAAATATATGGAAATATATTATTTGATGATTTATATAAAAAGCAAGAATATTGGGGTCCATCATTCATTATTAAACCAGAAATAGTAGAAAAATATGATGTTGGATTGAGGATTGGTTGGCAAGGATATGAAACTTTGGTAAAAACAACAGATAGTAATTCCATATTTTGGAAAAAAATAGATTACATGCATAAATTTTTAAAAGAAGCTAAACTAACAGCAAAATTTCCAACCGGAGAAACTGTGAAAAGACCACTTTATGTGCAACATGAAATAGTATTCAGAAAAAAAATAAATATTAGAAAATATGTTTCTGCAATTATTGGAGATTTATATGATAATGATGAAACAGCAATAATTCAAAAAATAATAGATAAGAAGAAATATAATATTAAAATTATTAAAAGAAAGCGTGGAACAAAAGAATTTGATTATACTTTAACAAATAAACAAATTGAAGATTTTAATTAATGAGTATAATAAATATTATCACGATAGGTAATAACGTGACAAACTTTACCATAATTTGGATTTCCTTTCGGAGCATCACATATCTTGGAATTTTTCAGCATAGGACCGCGTCCCATTTCATTAAAAGTGTATTCACTTTTAATTATTACATTCTTAGGAACAACGCAAGGCGTACTTTTAATATCTTTATGAAAATCGGCACTATTAAAACACGGTAGATAATTCATTTTATTCATTTGACTCATTGTCTTTATTTAATAGATTTTATAATTAAATGATTCAATCAATTGACTTTTTCATTTTTTTTTTACAAAAAAATGAAATACTAATAATTAAATATTAGTACAATTATTGAAACCAAATACAAAT